TTTAGTTCTTCGTGTTGCATATCTTGTTGTGATTGTTTCATCATCTGGCACAACTTCAGGTGTTACTTCTGGTGTAATTTCTGGTGTTTCTGGAGAAGGAGCACCTCTGTCATATTTATCCATGCCTGTAACAGTATCAACTGTTTCTCTTGCTATTTTTTTTGTTGGCTTCTCTATTAATTCTTCAAACTGCTCGCCTATTGTTTTTTGAACAGCTCTACCTGCTCGTTTTATAAATCTTACTGGAGAACCACCCATATCACTTCCCTTTCCATTTATGCCAAGATATTTTCAAATTATTAACTCTAAACCATAACGCTTTGTTATAACCTTTGTTATTTAATAAATACTTAAAATATTTAACACCTTTAAAGGTATAATCTTTTTTTGAAATAAAATCAATCATCCAAACATTTTTTCCTTGACTTTTATATCCTTCAATCGGAAACCTTTGTGTTTTTAAATATTCTTCTATTTGTTCTTCTGTTGGAAATCCCCATGTACCAAACACAACTGGCTCATTATTTTCAGTTATAATACTATACTGGCTTAATTCTAATGGTGTTACAATACATCTGCCTATTTCCTCTGGACCCCAAGTTTTATGAATATCACTTGTCTGCATTATTTTTAAAGCATCACGCAAATCTTTCATTGCATTGCAAATGGATTATACTCATTAACGGCAACAGTTTGTGGTGCTTTTGTCATAGTCGTTCTGTTTTCTAATCCAACAGCTAAATAACGAAAAGCATCTGCAGCGTGGGATGTAAAATCATGTCTTGGTTGATCTCTAAATATTTTTTTTCTTTCATCCCACTCTTGTCTGTATTGCCGTAGCATTTCCAAACCCTCTGAACATTTGTCTCTATCAAAATAACATTTAGGTAACATCATTCTTGCAGCGTTAATACCATCCGCTATCTTCATTCTTGGAATAACCCTAAAACGAATACCTAAACTAAAAGCCGTTTCTAATCTTGATTTCCCTGAACCCAGTTCTCTAACTTCAATATCATGCGGTGCCAGATGGTCTCCCCAATGATAATCTTTTTTTCGCAATACTTCTGCATAATGGTCAAGTCCAACCCCACTATTTTCATAATAGTCAATAACATTAACCGCACCTCCTCTATAAATTTGTGCAAACCAAATTGCCGTTGAATCATTTATTCCTAAATCCCAAGCTGTATGAACTGGTAGGGCAGGGTCATATGGCACTCTTGTAATCTTCCCATTGTCATCAGCATCCGACAATAGTTTCCCATAGTAAGCACCAATAATCGCTGCGGTAAAACTACATTCATACTCTTGCTCAAACTGCTCTGGTGTCATCTGCAATCTTGCAGCGTCTAACTCCATTTCCTTAACATATCCAGTATCACTTGCTTTTGCTATACGCCAATACCATTGGTCTGAACCTTCTTCACTTTGCTCTTTTGCCTGTTGCAGTATTTCAAAAAAATGATTATGACCTGCTGGTGTACCTAAAAATATAGCCGCACCCTCTCTGTCCGATAGTGCTGGTCTTACAACCTCCCCCCATACTCTAGGGTTTTGCATGCCATACTCATCAAATACACATAAATCTAAATAAATACCTCTCAAAGCATCAGGGTTTTCTCCAGATAAAAGCATAATCCTTCCGCCATTAGGAAAATCAGCACGCAGTTCAGTTTCATTAAAGGTAACGCCTGGTATAACACCTGCATAATATTTAACATAATCCCAACTAATTCTTTTTGCTTGGGTAAAAGTAGGAGCTACTAACGCAACTCTTGGTCTTGGGAGTGGACAAGTCAACGCATGTTTTATCATGTGATTAACAGCAAACACAGTTTTGCCAAATCTTCTGTGCATAACTAACACATTCCAACGCTTGAGACTTTCGTGCATCTCCGCCTGTAAGTCTCTTGGCTTATATGGGATCTTTACTTGAGCCATCAGTTTCCCATACCACTCTTAAAGTGCCATCACTTATCTCAACACCTGTTCTCTGTTTTGCTTCACCAAACCTATCAGGTAATACTTTCTGCACTTTCCACCTTACATGAGAAGCATAATCTCTTAAAAGGTTAGGGTCATATCTCTTTCTGCCATGCAGACTGTCCTGATACATATCTTCTACATCTTCTAATGCTTTTTCAGCAGACTTTCTTTGTGCAGACTTAACTGTGTCGGATAAATCATTGTCTTTGTCCATGTGGCGGTAAAAGGTAGCTCTGCTTACATTATTATCTTCACATGCCTTAACAAGCGTGTAGCCGTCTGTAATCGCCTTTACTATCTTGTTTTTCTTGTAGTTGCTAATTGTCATTGTGTGCTTATAGGTCAGTTAATATATATATAAAGTGGCTCCGTGTGTCTGGGCGTGTGCCGTTCCAAAATGCCCCCCCATGCCTTGCCGCTGCTGTTCTATTATTGTTTTGTTTGCTGCTGCTGTTCTATTTATTCTTCGCTGTTCTCTTTGCATTGTAAAAACTTTTATAATGTTTCTTTCTTTGCTGTGTCTATCTGTATCATGTCTGTATATAAAAATATAGTATTTTATTCTTTCTATTATATGTAGTCTTTCAGCTCTTATAAATTTATTTTACTTTTTTTATAATTATTAGTTGACAGTATTAAACCAATGGTATAGCTTAATATTACTTATAACAACACGAGGTAACAATGTTAAACAAAAAACAATTAGAAAAAATTGAAAACAGAATAAAAGAAATAGACCAATTTTTAAATGATAACAGAGACTATTCAAAATTTGATAGTAATGCTTTATTTAATGAAAGAGCAGAACTAAAATTTAAAAGAAACAAAGATAATATAAATATAAGGTTATCTTGCAATAATAAGTATTATTATGCGGCTCAATGCAATTTATTTACAAAGAATGTTTTAAAAAATGGCTATCCATACATTGATAAAAAGACCATTAAAGAAAAGGGAATAAGTTTTAACAAGTATTCTATTAATGTCGGATATAATCAATATTGCCAAGACTTAAAAAGTTTTAATTCTAAAGAGGAAATGCTTGGCTTTGTAATTGGTTACAATGCGGCTGTTAATAAATAAACCTATTGTAGCTGGGCATGTTCCAGCTACACAAGATTTGTTTATTGCAAATCATAACAACAAAAAGAGGTATATTATGAAACTACAATATTTAACTAAAAAAGATTATTTAGCAAAAAGACTAGATATTAATATTTATAATTCTTTTGTTAAGCAATACAATTCAACAGAAGATTTAAATAAAAAGAAAGAGGTTCACAATGATTTTAGAAACTTTGTAAACTTTTCATTAAACAAAAGATTAGAAATAATAAGAGGTTAACAATGCAATCAATAACATTACAACAAGTAAAAGAAAAGCTTACAACATTAGATGACAAAACTTTATCTAACATGCTTAAACATTTAACTTTAGAACCATCAAGAAAAGACAACCTTTTTTCTATTGAATTGGCTAAATCTGTGGAAACAGAAGTAGACTTTAGACATTTAAAAGTAAGAGAGGAAAACAAAAAGTTATTAAAATCACATAGAGAAGCTATTAAAAATGAAATGGCTTCCAGGTGTGCTAAAGAATACATTTTAAGAGAAGCTGACAATCTTGGCTTTGATAAAAAGCATTTAGACAACAAACTTCAAATAATTATAGGATAGGTGAAACAATGCAAAAAATAAACAAGTATATAATAAACCATATAAAAGAAACTTCAGAAACTGGTTACAAACCTAAACTCATAGACTTAAAAGAGATTTTATATTGTCTTTTGTTTTTAGGTTTACTTGTAGAAATCTATTTTATTTATCTTATATTCGGATAAATAGAAAACAGGCGGTTTACTAGCTAGACCGCCTTTAACTAGCTTGTATGAGCTTTAAACAGTCATTAAACAACAAATGGAGAAAAACAACATGACAAAAAAAACTAATTATCAAGAAGAAAGAGAAAGACAGACTAAAAAAAATAACATTGGTATGTCTAAACTTACAGAGAAACAATTACAATCTATAAAAAAGACACATGAAACTTTATCTAATGCTTTGGACATGTTAAGAGAATGTCAAGACATGTATTTGTCAGACATAAGAGAGTTAGATAATTGTTATTGGCAATTAAACAACAACTTTAATTTAGATAATGACGAGTGAGCAAATGCACCAAGTAAGACAGGAACTAACCTGTCTTATCTGGTTTATTTGATAAACCATAACAACAATGGAGTAACAACATGAATAACCATATACCATTATGTTCCGCTTATATATTTTATAAATGGAATGAGACAGATACTTATGACAATGTTTTAGACAAATGCCATGATAATGAAGATACAATTCATACAATGGTATCATTTTATTTAGATAGAGTTGTTTTAAGTAAAACTGATTGCAAAATATTTGATTCTAAAAAACATATATTAGAAATGTCGTATTCAAGTTTTGTTAAAATGATGAACAAATCAGATAACAATGACCTTTATGATTGGGAGACTGAACATGACAAGTGAAGAATATTTAAGAAATCAATTTGATAGATTAAAGAAAACAGAGTTTGGTTACAGCATAAAGATATTTGATGGAGAGGGAAACTTTACAAATCAAATGGAACTCACACCAAATAGAGCAAGAGAAATATTAAAAATACTAGAGGAACAGCAACATGGAAGTAATTAACCTGGAATTAGAGAAAGCAAGAAAAGAAATTGTATCTCTAAAAAATGCAATACTTGGTTATCAAGGTGAAATCAATGTATTGAGAGACAAGCTAACTCATAAAGGCAATTTCAATAGCAGCATGACAAAAGAGCAATACAAAGCTATCAGAACCAAGCTGCAATATTCACAAGATGAGTTTGCGAACTTACTTGGCATAGATAAAATGTCTGTATCAAGACATGAGAGAGGAGAAAGAGCCATAAGCAATACTCTTTCAATTCTTATCGATAGAATTTATCAAGATGAGAAATAGACTTTGCTACTATTCATAGTATGCTATGAACTGCATGCTATGAATAGTAACTATGAATTGCATGCTGTTCATATTTTTTTTAAATTTAATTGTTTTTGAATTGCATGCTATGAATAGTAACTATGAATTGCATGCTATGAATAGCACCATCAGAGATGGATTTTACAAAAGAGAAATTTCCTGTCAATAAAAAAATGACGAAAGAGCAAAAAAAAAAAGAGAAAGCTATTTCTGGCTCTCTCTTTTTTCTCATCATAACAACATTAGAGCCAATGACTCACAATAAATACTCTACACTATAAACGAGAAAGTTTGCAAGTTTATTTTAAACATTCCGAACCAGTAGCCGAGTAACCAGCAATATCAACCCAACTATCCTGATGGTCTGGAGTTTCAATCAATCTTGCTATCTTAACTGCAACCATGCACAAAGCCACATCAGTAGCTTTAACTTCTTTCTCTAGTATGACAGACCAAAGAGCAGCTATTCTCTCATGGTTAGTCTTAATATCGCCATAATCTTTACCTCTATGAGAAACAACCTTTAATGCTTCTTTTAATAACTGCTCTCTATTCATCTTTATAAACCTCATGTATCTTTTTACTTACATAACCATGCACAAACTTTTCCGCACTTCTTCCAATTCTTTCCATGTCAGTAAGCTCTTTAAAAAATATCCAATATCCCTCAAGAGAAAGCTCAACCATTCTTTCATTGTTAAGATTCT